AGTACTGCTCACCATCTTCAGCGAGGTTGCTGCAGCCTGGGTAGCGGCAGGGACGCTTAGGTTTCCTTGGCATGACTTTCACTCCCTTGCATAACAAAAGCCCCGGAAGGGATTAACCTTTCGAGGCATGTATCTTTATTCTCTTTCGTCATTATAACTATAGCACAGGTCGGGTATGACAAACTGTGACAAAGTGTGCCAACTTTCATTCCGGCACGGAAAAATTCTGCAGCGCCGATCCGTGTATGCGATGGACGGTACGAATCGAGACGTTCAAGATGTCTGCGATATCTTCCCAGGTGCATCCATCGATGTAACGGAAGCGCAGCACCAGCTGTTCGTCGTGATTTGGAAGCATGCTGATCCGGCTGCTGATCTCTTCACGCAGGGTGATCAACCTTGCGACCTTCTCAGCCACATCTTTCTGTGCTTCATCGATTTGTTCGATGCAGCGAACAAAGGCTGCATCAGCAGGACGGTTGGGACTGTGGGGCATGCCGTCATATCGTCCTGAGGTGATGGATACCGAGAGTTCCTTCCAGTAGTCGATCTCTCTTAAACGGCAGTTGATCATCGCATCCAAGTGTTTTGCTTGGTTTAAATATTGTTTTGGGGTCATTCTTTCACCTCCTGATTTATTTTCTCTATCAGCATCTCTCCGTCGACTGCGGTCAGCAGCCGGTACCAATCGGAGAGAAAGAATCGTTCCAGCGTGTTCTTGTCCGCATTTGCTGATCTGCTCATCGGATTCATCTGCAGCGTCTTTAATGCTTTTCGGTAATCCTTGACGGCCTGCAGCACGATGGCGTTCGCGAGGTTCTCGTATGGGTCAATCATCGCAGCACCGCCTTCACTGCATTGATTAGGGCAGACTGTGTCTTGTCCTTGCGCTGCAGCGCATTCAGGATCCGACCATCGATGGTGCCTGATGTAATGATGTGCTGAATGACCACGGTTCGACTTTTCTGACCTTGCCTCCAGAGTCTTGCGTTCGTCTGCTGGTAGAGCTCAAGACTCCATGTCAATCCAAACCAGACAAGCGTGCTGCCGCCGTCCTGAAGGTTCAGGCCGTGGCCTGCGGAGGCGGGGTGGATCAACCCGATCGGAATCTGACCCGTATTCCAGTCTGCAATGTCCTTGGATGATTTGAGTTCCCTTATGTCAAACCGTTTTCGGATCCTTTCAAGATCGTGCCGGAACCAGTAGGCGACGAGTACAGGCTTGCCGTTTGCTGCTTCGATGATGTCCTCCAGGGCATCGAGCTTTCGATCGTGAAATGCAATGATCTTTCCGTCGTCCGAATAGATTGCGCCATTGGAAAGCTGCGCGAGCTTGCCGGTGAGAGCTGCGGCGTTTGCGGCTGTGATTTCATCACCATGAAGCTGAAGCACAAGGTCGTTTCTCAGTGCATCATATCGATTGCGTTCCTCTTCGGAAAGCTGCACCTCGTATTTCGTGGAAATCAGCTCCGGCATCTTCAGATGGTCGGTTGACTTCATTGAGATCGTGATATCAGAGATCTGCCTATAGATAGCGTCTTCGGCTCCTGGCAGCGGTTTGTAAGAGTAGATCATCTCGCCGTTCCTTTTGTCTGGCACGAAATAATTCAGCCGGTACTGACCGATGAATCGCCCGAGCCGTTTTCCCTGATCGAGAAGCTTGAACTCCGCCCACAGATCCATGAGTCCATTGGAGGAAGGGGTTCCGGTGAGGCCGACGATTCTTTTTACGGATGGGCGAACCTTCATGAGTGCCTTGAAGCGTTTTGACCGGTGGTTCTTGAAGGATGAAAGCTCGTCGACGACCACCATGTCGTATTTGAATGGGATGCCAGATTTCTCGATCAGCCATACGAGATTTTCGCGGTTGATGATCGTGACATCCGCGCTCTGCATCAGAGCGGCCTTTCGTTCTCTGGCAGTCCCGACTGCGACGGCGTAGGTGAGGCCGGACAGGTGATCCCACTTCCTGATCTCAGAAGGCCAGGTGTCCCTTGCCACGCGTAGTGGCGCGATTACCAGAACGCGGTGGACCTGAAAGCTGTCAAACAGAAGATCGAAAATTGCCGTCAGGCTGATCACCGTCTTGCCAAGACCCATGTCCAAAAGGACTGCAGCGACCGGATGCGTTTTGATGTAGTCAATGGCGTATTTCTGGTAATCATAGGGTTTGAAGTTCATACAGCATCCCTCCAATCTCGATTACGTCGTCAATTACATAGACCTTGTATCCCAACTTCCGAAGGAGATGGTGACGTGACAGTTGCAGCGGTCTCGGCCTTTGCCCGGGTGCCTTCAGTTCTGCGAACGCCATATGTCCGTCAGGCATCAGGATGAGGCGGTCAGGCATTCCTGAGAAACCAGGTGAGACGAACTTAGGTGCAATCCCGCCCGCGCTTTTTACCATCATGACTAATTTGCGTTCTATTTCCTTTTCGTTCATGCATTCCTCCTTGAAATCATAGGTGTGCAGGTCAAGATGGTCGATTCCTAAAACCTCTATATAGATATAAATTTTATTTCTATAGGGACTTTTGTATATAGACCTTCTCGACCTGCACACTTTTACTTTTAGTCCAGAAAATCTTGACCGGTTTTTAGTTTCAGACCGTAAACGAGCATCCCGGATCTGGTCTTTCTTCGCTTGAATCCGGCTTTCTCCAGATTTCCGTAAAAATCCGTTGTGCTTCTCGCGTATTCACCGCTCTGAAAACAGACCGCGTGGTATTGCTGATAGAGGTCTCCGGATTTTTCTGTATATGATGGATCTACATCGCAGTGCTCATCGATGAACTGTCCCAGCCAGTCATTGTCTTCGCGATATTTGTCCACGGCATCTCTGACCGCCTTCGGCTCTGATATCTTGAATCCCTTAGCGATTGCAGTCTCCGCGCCTTCAATGATCCATGAAAGGATCGCAGGCCCAGCGTGTTCGAAGAGGTAGTCCGAGTAATTTTTGATGTCGGAGTTCCCGGTGATCTTCGCATTGAATGGAATCACAATGAGCCTTCTCCAGGTGCCGTCGTCGTTTGCAGACACCTTGGGCAGGTAGTTCGTATAGAGGACGAGCGTGTGTGAGGGATCAAAATGAAACGGATCTTTATACTTTTTCTCTGCCTCGATCGGATCCACACTGCAGAGCTGCTTCACCATGCCAGTATTCAGCCGTTGACCTTCTTCAAGCTCCGATGCGATGATGAGGCGCTTTCCCTTAAGCTCTGCCATTTCCGGTTTGACGTTCCGCTTGCAGTTCATGGTGAGCGCTTCTGCGGAGATCTTGCCGGAGTAGTTTCCGAGGACTCTGGCGACAGTGTTCCAGAATGTGGATTTACCATTCGCGCCTCCTCCGTAGGCAATAATCATTTGCTCAGCGTAGACGCGCCCGACTGCCGCCATGCCCACGATCTGCTGTACGTAGTCGATGAGCTCTTGGTCGCTACAGAAGAACAGGTCCAGATTCTGAAGCCAGATATCTTTTCCTTTGTCACCGGGAGAGCAGGCCGTGATCTTTGTGATGAGATCATCTGGATCATGCAGATGGCTGCCAGAGAGTCCTTTTGTCAGGTCATAGGTGGCGTCTGGTGTGTTGAGAAGATCCGGATCGTAATCGAGCTCGGAAACGTCGAGTGCCAGCATCGGCTTTGCAGCATTCTGGGCATTGACGATGTTCTTGTAGTTGCGATATTTCATGACGAATTTCTTATATGAATCTGCGCTAAGCAGTGCATAGAGAAGGACCATCTTGTTTTCAGGCACCGCATTGACGAGAGCCTTGCCTCTTGCTTTGACGTCTGTTTTTGAAATGCCGATGGCGATCAGGTTTTCCTCCGCGATGCGGATTGCTTCCGTCGCATCGACAAGCTGATCATCCATAAAATTTTCAACGACTCCAAGAGATCTCTGCTTATCCTCATACCAGCGATCTCCGCCAAAGGCGATGAAGTCTGTAGCACTCGTAAAGCGTAACTGGTTCTTGCACTCTTTAGAAATGACCTTGGCCTCGCCGATATCGGAGTAGTCATCCGGCTTAAGAAAACAGGTGCCGAAGGTGTTCTCATATTCGTCAGGAGGGACGTAATCAGAACTTCCTTCCACTTTTTTCTTGAAGAACTTCAGTGCGCTGCGCCAGATGGTGCGCAGTTCCTTGGCTGGAAGTGGCGGATCACATTTGCTGGCACGCTTTAGATATGCCTCATAGGCTTTGTCTGTATCGCCGAAGCGCTTCAGCACGCGGCCTGCAAAATGAGACATTGTGTTGTTACGGCTTCCTTCAGGAATAGAGCCTCCAGTATAAATGGGCTCTTCCAGTGCTTCTTCGTCTGGTGCACTTGGCAAGATCTCATCAATGGTAAGCGTACCTTCATGCCAGAATACCTCATCCGGTTTCACCTTTGCACCATACAGAAACCGGGCAGCATCGAGCGCCTTTGAATCAAAGAACGGAAACTGCTGCATGCCGGTTTTCTTAAGCGCCGCGAAGGTAGAGGCATCCGTGCAGATTTTGATCGGAGCGACCAGATGAAAACGAGGGCGAGGGGAGTAGCTGTCCTTTTGAAGCATATTGTGGCGGCTTGGAGCAGCGGCAAATGAAATGTTCGCAAACGCACCGCTTGCCAGCTTTTCCGGTGTCATCCAGTCGCCAGGGCTTTCTGAAAAATCATTGTCGCAGTCCCAGACGATGGCATCAGCAGAGATAAAGTTGTCGTTTGAGCGATAATTGTTTTGATATGCTGCGGTCACGTGATCGCGTAAGGCGGCAGCGGCGAAATCTTCCGGACTATTGATGACCATTTTATGGGGATAGAGACAATTGGCCTCGTTCCCCGTGCAGTCGGCAATGTATAAAGTAAATTTCATGCTTAGTCATGCACCTCCTTTGATTCATCCTCCAGCACCTTCGTGATAAACTTCAGTGCTCGAATCATGGTTTCAAGCTCGCAGTCTCCACCGAGAAAGACCTCAAAGCCTGACGTACCTCCAAAGCGGTCGCGGAGTACATTAACACCCATATCGGTGCATGCTTCATCCGAGATGCGAAAATACGTCCTGCCGCCGTGTCCGGTGTCGCCACCCATATAACCAGTGGTTCCGGCTTCGACATCGAGAATGTTGCAACTGACTACCTCACGTTCATATGTTGTGATTTCTGTTCCGTCATACAGTACCTTGCTGTTTTCCTTTACTTCGTACATGGCTTAAACCTCCTGACAATCATTTGTAAAATAGCGCAAGCGGTAATTTTTCCGTTTCGCACACTTGATTTCCGTTTTCATACCGGCAGTGATTCTGCTTCCGAATACCCAGACCTCCGTGCACTTACTCATCAGGGCATTTCCGAAGAGTAGACCGAGTTCGCGTTCCGTTTCATCGCTGTCATCAAGGAACTGCGGAAAAAGAAGATGAGGAGCAAACGGAATGTATCCTTTGCTTACAGCAAAGCGGCAGAAGCGTCTTGCAGCGATTACGTTGTTCTTCGCTTCTCCGGAGTAGGGAGAACAGATGTACACAATCGGCCGAAAAGTCCTGAGTGCTCTTTGATTCTCGGTTTTGGCGCTTTTGAAATCCATGTGGTTTACCTCCTTTCTGAGGTGTTATTAACCTCTACTTCCCACTGGAGAAAGATTGCTGTTTTGAGCGAAAAAAATCACCTCCGCATTTTTCTTCGGAGGTGAGCGACGTATATTGATGGAGATGTATTAATCTTTTTTATAAAACGGGGTGGTATAACCGTCTGCGCGAAGGAGAAGTCCAGGAGTCCAAGGAGGAGTCCTGCCCATTTGTTCACAAATCGCATCAAGTGAGACGGATGGATCGGCTTCGATAATCAGTTCGTCGTGAACGTGCATGACAATCCGGCAGTAGCGGAGCGTTTTCATAGCGTAGCAAAGGATGTCGCGTGAAGTTGCCTGTACGATGTTTTCCACGAACTTAGGCCCATAGGAATCGAGCCTTTCCCATTTCTTCGCAGGGCCGATTCCCTCATAGGTAACACATTCGCCGCCGAACTTATTTGTTCCGATCTTCGGTTTTACGTAAGCGAGCCTCCTGCCGGAGGGCAGCCGGATGAACAGCATGCCGGAGCGGCATTCGAAGTTCAGTCCGTAGATAGTGGAAGGGGAGTGGTAGCGCACTGCGTTCATGACTGCTCGGTCGACGTCCCACCAGAACTGGACGATGTGAGGATTGGTCTTTCGCCAAGCATCGACCAGCGGAGGAAGCTCGTCTTCGGATAACCCCATCTCAAGAGCACCCATTGCTTTCAGAGCACCGACCGATCCACCGTAGCCGAGGGCCAGCTCTGCGATTTTTCCTTTCTGCCGGAGGTGTCCATTTATGCCGTGTTTTACGACTGGTACGTGGAACATCTGGCTGGCCGATGCGCAGTAGATGTCACCGCCTTCTTCAAATACTTTCTGTCGCCATTTCTCCCCGGCATACCAAGCAATCACCCTGGCTTCGATCGCCGAGAAGTCAGCTACGTAAAAGAGCATGCCTTCTTTTGGAATGAAGGCAGTTCGGATAAGCTGGGAAAGTGTGTCCGGCACATCCTCATAGAGCATTTTGACGGCCTCGAAGTTTCCGGATTTTACCAGAGCCCGCGCGGATGACAGATCTTCCAGATGATTCTGCGGGAGGTTCTGTAATTGGATGAGTCTACCGGCCCAACGACCTGTACGGTTTGCACCGTAGAATGCGAACATCCCGCGGGCTCTTCCGTCATCACATACAGCCCGCTGCATAGTCTGATATTTCTTGACGGACGACTTTGACAGCTGCTGCCGAAGCTTAAGAGCTTCTTTAAGTCTTGGTGGAACGGATTTGATAAGTTTGGAGACTTCCTTTTTCCCGAGGCTTTCCACCTCGACTCCTTGCAGCGCCAGCCACTGTTTCATCTGCTGCACGCTATTCGGATTCTCAAGAGAGGTGATCGCTTTCATAGCGGTCATGAGCTCTGACCGTGATTGGGAGTCCATCTCGATCGCTTTTTCTACAAGGTCCATATCCAGGCGAACGCCGCGGTCGTTGATTTCCTGATCGATATGGTACTCGTCCCATACGAAATCCGGCACCGGGAATTTGGAAAGACGTTTCTTAATCCCCATCTCGGTTTCGACATCTCGGATGTTATATCGTTTAAACGCCTTCCATTTCTCTGAGGCGTGGCAGGGAAGGTTTCTGGTTCGGCCGCTGTTTGATTTAGTCGGAGCGCAGGGAACGCAGAAGTATTTGATGAGATCCTTGCCTTTTGTGAGCTTCTGCTTTTCAAGCCCGAGGACCGTGCCGACACCTTCAAGAGAGCGGGGAAGACCCATTGCAGATGCCCAGACCATGGAGCAGCGCCAGCTTTCAGGATTCAGGAACCTTGCACGTTCTATAGACAGAGGGTGATCATCGTGAAACGGATCAAGACTGATTTCCATATCACGCAGATACCGCGACAGGCATACCCGTTCGAAGTTCGCGTTGTACGCCCATTTGATCACTTCATCGCTGACAAGCGCGTCGACGACCTCCTGCGGAAGTTTTTCTCCCTGCGCAAGATCGATGGTTTTCACTTCACCGCCATCGATGGAATATCCAAAGAGCAGGATCTCGAAAGCAGGGGACTCGGTGTACTTGTATACGCCACATTTGCCGAGGTTGATATCGCTATATGTTTCAATGTCGATGCTGAGTGTTTTCAATTTTTACCTCCAATCAAACAAGCGGCAGAGATTGATCCCCGCCGCCTGTTATTTGTTCACTTCAATTGCTTAGTTCAGAAAATCTTCATCGTCGTCAGTCGCGAAGTCAGATGCAGCGCTTGCTTTGCCACCGAGAGGCTCCCCATCGCGGATCTTCTGCAAGTTGTTGAGTCCGCAGGCGATGCCCTTGTTGCCGGAACTATTGAAGGCATAGAAGGTGATAGAAGCGCGCCCATAAACGCCACTGTAAACTTCTGAGCGGGTAAGAATCGGATTCAGGTCGGCATCTACGATGCCCGGCGCTGTGGTTGCGTTGGCATTAACAAAATATGCGTTTTTGTAAGCCTCATCGTCTGGACGCTCCGCATCACCATCGCGGAGGGGCTTCTTAATTGCAGAAAGAGCTGGCACGCTCTTTCCGTTTCCGCGAAGCTTCACCTCGCCTTCCTTATATGCCGCTTCGATAGCCGCCTTGATCTTATTGAGTGTTACGGTGTCAGACTTCGGAATGATGAGGCTGACGCTGTATTTCGGGGTGCCTCCATTGATCGACTTCGGCTCCCAGACGTTTGCGTAGCTCCAGCGAGTGTTCGGTCCAGTGATAACTTTCATCGGGTTGTTCATTCTTTTACTCATGATATTTTTCCTCCATAAAATCGTTTTTTGCTGTGTTCATGGCCGGGCGTTTGTCGCTGTCCGGCACGAGAGTAGGTTTTCCCTGCGGCTTTTCAATATATGCCGACAGGAGTTCATTAAAACGGGATTTGCCGAGAAGTCTCTGCATGGCTGTAATGCCCAGCAGCTTTTTCTGATATGGGTCGTACCCAGCATCGGTGACTGCCTTGGCAACGGACGCTTCATCAGTGTACTTGCGGATAGATCGTCCCTCGACCAGCTTGAAACCGCGCCATTCTTTCCCGGAAAGTGCCTGCTGCAGGGCATACTCTTTAATGTCGGACGCCCAGACAGTGAGCTCATCGACCTTAGAAAGAATGACTTCGATTTCTGCATCGGAAAGCTCTGGTGGAAGTTTGAAGTCATCCTGCGCAAGCTTAAGATTCTCCTCGGCCCGCTTTCTGCAGATCATCCTGGCTTTACAGAACCTGCACCAGTATCCACAGGAATAGTCACCGGCACCAGTAAAAGCAAGTTCTGCAGCAGGTTTTAAGACACTTTTAGCCCAGGAGAGAAGGTCATCTTTAGAAATCTCCCATATGCTTACGTTCTGCCTGCGCGGCTGGTAAATTGATAAGGATACGGTGTCGATGTCGTAGAGGCCATCGAACATAGCAATAGCTCCTAGTGCATAGCAGGCAAGCTGCGTGTTATGCTCTGCACTTACCTCTACGCCGGCTCCGTACTTCAGATCGACAATCCGAAGTACTCCATCTGCTGCGATCACCGCATCTGCAGTGCCAAATCCATCTTTCACCCAATCTGAGAAGTTGACTTTCTGTTCTACACACACTTTCGGATCACAGCAAGCTTTCTTCGCTGATTCAAGCTGTTCTAAGACAAAAGAGACATATCCATCTGCAGCATCATCCATCTCTTTATTAAAGAAATCGAGATTCTCTGTTGGATCTTTTGCAGGGAAACCGAGAGCCCTCTTCAGTTTGAATTCAGCCAGTGCGTGGGCACAGGTTCCTTCGAGTGCATAAGTACTTCCTTTATCTTCAAAGCGTTCTCCAAATCTCACTGAAGGAGGGCAGTGGATCCAGCGCTCCGAGGAGGACGCTGACAGGATTGCATGATTTCTAGGGCTCATGACAGTGCCTCCACGTCTTTCAGAAGTGCTTCATAGTCCTTCGGATCAATCTTTGAAAGCCGGTCTGTCCCGTACTTACGAAGGAGGTCACGAATCTGATCGGTAAACCCTTCGCGGGATTTGTCGGCAAGAACTGGACGGATATCCTCAAGCGCCAGGGTTTTCTTGGGCGTGAGTTCCTGCACAGGAACAGTGGAGCTCTCACTGATGTTTTCCGAAGCCTGTTTACAAAGCCAGTCTGCTGCGTTGTTAATAACAGCGGCGGCATTCCGAAGTTCTTTGATGGTCTTTTCCATTTTTGACATAATTTTCATCTCCTTTCTCGGATTGGCATGTGGCAAGGATTGTAAGATTCCTTGCGAGTCTAGCGGATACACGGCTAATGGCATTTAAGAGTCTGATTTCTTCGCTAGCCGTATTCATCCGTGTGCCTCCGCTGTCTGCGTAGTTTCGATACATATGAATCACCTTCCTTTCATTTGGCTTTTCGCCTTACACCTTCTACTGGAGAATGGAGGTCGTTTTGAGCGGAGAAAAAACATAAAATCTGCTGCAATCTCGAGGTGAGATAGCAGCAGACGGAAAGTTCAAAATTATTTGTTGCGGTATTCCTTGAATTCGTCGCGGAATTTTTTCATTTCATCAGCGAATGTTCTTTGCTTGCGGCCGAGGATATTTGCGACTTTGCGGTCGGAAATGTCCGCTGGATTATCTTTCCAGATTTGAATGATCTGGTCCGCGTCCGGATCGATCTCATGTAGACGCTTGATGAGCCGTTCCAGCAGATCACGATCGGCCGTGATTTCTTCCGGCGTTGGTACATCGCTGGGAATGTAGTCCTCGAGGGTACCTTCGCCGTCGGGGAGTAGATCATCAAGTGAGATGGTGTTCTGATTATGAAATTCACAATCGAAGCACATGCCATCGCAGAGCCACCATTTGCTGCGCGGGCAGAAGCATTCTCCGCGATACTGCATGCGTTTCCTCAGTGCCGTGCGCCAGCGGTCGTACTCGCGATACTGGTCCTCCGGGATTTCGTACCACTGCTTGGTGGTCTTGTCGTAGATGCGTTTACTCTGATTGTCATTGGTTTTCATGTGCGAATACCTCCTGTTCGCTGGTCCCGAACCGGAGGTAAATCGCAAAAAGAGCATGACTGACCTGTCCGGAACGGGAAAACTTCTCGTTACGAATGGGCCAGCCATGCTCGTAGGCTGGGTTTGTTTAGCTTTCTTCTCACCTCTGCTCGAGCCACCTCTGCATGCCTGGGTGAACAGGTGTGAGAAAGAGGCTTTTACCGTCATCCTCAGGACAAAAACAAAAAAACCGGCAGGCAGTTATCTCTAAGCAAAAGGGAAAACTTCCTATTGCTTTTGATATCTGTCTGCCGGATTCTTCACGGTGCTCTGCGCTGTTGCGCTGCCGAGTTCAATACTTCGTGCAAACTTGTGATGCAGCCAGGCTCTTCGCGGTTCTCTGCCGGGTTCAGCTCAGATGCTGCAACAATCCCAATATTATTTTTTCAGATGGGCGGGTGATTTGGTGGAATGCCTAAGAATCTCAACCGTTACTTTTCCATCCATGATTTCATAGTTAAGTAGGGCCCCGCATTTTGGGCAGGACGTTTCAGTGTTTGTCCCATCGCCGGAACGCCCCAGCTTATACCCGCATTCGGGGCAGGTGGTAAAGAGCTTCATTGTGATCAATCCCCCAATCTGTTCAATTTATGTTTTTTAACACATTTACGGCTATGCCCTGGATAATGCAGTGCTCAACATAGATGTCATTCATCTCCTTATTTTCTGGATGAAGGCGGATGAGCTTTTTCTCAGGCTCCGGATAAAAACGTTTTAAGGTTGCATCTTCATCGATCAGAGCAACAACAATCTGTCCAGGCTCTGCTGCGTTTTGCTTTTTGATGAGAACTAGATCGCCGTTATTGATTCCAGCATCGATCATAGAATTGCCTTTTGCGTGAAGCAGAAAGAAATCGCCTTTGCCGAAAAGGGAAACCGGTAAGGGGATATATTTTTCGATATTGCCTTCAGCGTACTTCGGGATGCCGCAGGCAATGCTTCCAAGAAGCGGGACTAACACAGTGGACTCTTTTTCTTCTTTCATTTTCGGTGTTATGATTCCCCGATGTCCTTTATATTCGATCTTGCCTTCTTTGCGAAGGTCCTGCAGGTAGCGGGAGACCGTAGCGGTAGAAACACCTGTTCCTGATGCGATGATCCGGTTTGTTGGAGAAACTCCATGCTCTTCCCGGTAGTCATCAATAAAGGAAAGTAAGGTTTTATAATACTCCTGGCTCTTTAACTTCAACTCTTGTCCTCCTTTCTTAGCGTAAGAATAAGTACCTTGCATCTACTATTATACGAACAAGCGTTCAGTCGTCAATATGGTAATTTTGCTATTCGGAAAACTGTCACTTTTTCCTTACACTTGAGAAGATGTTGGGTAGATGGGCAGAAAAGGGTAGAAGCAAGTGCCTGAAAATCGCATCTTTATATAGTCCGCAAAATATAGACGCATTGTCGTGAAATTGCGACAGTTTATGTTTGCGGGCTCAGCTTTATGCTGATATACTATTATTTATTGAGTGAGCGTAAGAAATTGGAGGAGCCCAGATGCCAAACGGGAACAGACAGAAAATCAAGCTGCTGAAGCTCATGGAAATGCTTTACCAGCAGACCGATGAAGAGCATCCGCTTTCGACCAGCCAGTTAATGAAAAGACTAAATGATCTTGGAATTAGCTGTGACCGCCGGACCCTTGGAAACGACATCGCCACCCTGAACGAGTACGGCTACGAGGTCTTAAGCTGCTACGTGGGCCATGAGAAAGGCTATTACGTGGTCGACCGGACCTTTACCGTCCCGGAGCTGAAGATCCTGATCGATGCGGTCCAGGCAGCAGGCTTTATCACAGAGAAGAAGACAAAAGAATTCGTGGACAAGATCGCAGGCCTTGGAGGAAGCCACCGGGCTGAGATCCTGAAAGGCAACATGGTCTGCTTCAACACAACCAAACACACGAACGAGGAGATCTACTACAACATCTCCGAGCTCGAGAACGCGCTGCTTCATAAGAAGAAAGCCTCGTTCTATTACTTTGACCGGGACGAAAAGGGGCAGAAGGTCTACCGGCAAAACAAGGAGCGCTACATCGAAAATCCGATGGCTCTGATCTACAACAATGACAGGTATTACCTGATGTGCTATTCCTTCAAGCATAACGGGATCTGCAATTACCGGATTGACCGCATGGAGCACGTCAACACAGAAAATGAAGACGTCGCTCCGGAAGCCATCATGGAGTCAGGTGACATCAGAGAATACACCGAGCAGGTCTTTAAGATGTACGGCGGCAAGGCCGAAGACCTCGTCCTGGAGTTTGATGACAAGCTGATCGGCGTGGTGCAGGATAAGTTCGGCGAAGGCACAAAGATGATCCGGACAGCCCCGGGCAAATGCACAGCTTCGATCAAAGTCCAGATCTCACCGACCTTCTGGGGTTGGCTCTTTCAGTTCGTCGGCCAGATGAAGATCCTGTCGCCGGAAACTTTGATGGAAGAGTACCGGCAGCGGGCGAAGATGGTATAATAAGGTTGACACGATGCGCAAATACGTTAGTGACTAAAACTTCCCACACCAATTATTGAATTTTCAAGGTTCAACACACCTTTACGGTGTGGGAAGTTTTAGTCAAGATGAGACCGTCCGTCTGCGCAGCAGGATCAATTTCCTGAAGACGCAGAATGAAGGATACGATGAATCCCGATAGCTTGCCAATGAGACTAAAGACGCCAAGATCCGCATGGAGGACGCCAGAATGAGCCAGCTGGATACTGTTCAGACCATAATCAATCAGGAAATGGTTCGGATGAACGACTTTATATACGACGGGAAACAGTATGCTCCTGAGATCAAATTTTCAGATGCAAAGAATGGAAATCCGAAGTACACCTTCGGCTGTGATTGGAATTCTGGCACAGGAGAAAATTATAAGAATCTCATCATTTTTGACCTGAGCGTATTCAAGACCACTGCGCTTCCGTTTATCGTTCATGACTCCCTGATCTTCAAGAACATAGTTGACCTGCCCCATTGACAAGATCATGCAGCTCTATGTAAACAGCGGGAAGCAGGTCTTCATATCGTTCGATAAGCATAAGGCGTTTCCGGAATATACAGCAAAGACAGTCTACGATACCCGCGTGATTGAGCTTCATAGCGACGGCGGAGAGCTGTTCGGATGGCCATGGGCGAAGAAGACAGAAAACGAGTCGGGCGAAGTGCCGTCAGAGGATGAAGAGAAATAAACTGATGGAGTTGCGTATGCGTATCAGTTACAGACCCTTATGGGTAATACTTGCAGAACGGGAAATGTCAAAGAAGGATCTGCGGGAATTAAGCGGAATCAGCACAGCTTCCCTTGCGAAGCTCGGCAAAGGCGAAAACCTGATGACCGATGTGTTTTTGAAGATCTGCGAAGCATTAAACTGCAATATAAATGAAATTGTAGAAACGGTTCCGGATGATGATGAAAAGGGAGCCGCCAATAAACCGGAGGAAAAGAAGAATGCCACAAAGTACAAACAAGGCACTCAAAGAAGCGAGTCCTTACAAAGGCTCAGGGCAGTTAACAAGAGAGCGATTTTTGTTTCACGAAATGAGAACTACTGCCAGACTTATTGATGACGGCTTAGATAGAGATGCTGTAGTGGAAAAAATCATTTCAGAGAACTTGTTTCAGTATCCGACGGAAAAGTCTCTTCGCGATATTGCTCGTGGATGCCTGCGCAGATTAGATGCAATGGAAGACGATGTATTAATTTCGGCGATTGCATCACAGCCGAGTGATACAGCAAAACAGATTTGCCTCTATGCCATGATGCGGCGGTACAGGCTGGTGTGGGATTTTATGATTACTGTCATTGGAGAAAAGTATCAGAAGCTCGACAGCTCGTTTGGTAGAGTAGATTTGAATACGTTTTTCACGCGGCTGCAAGAGCAGGATCTTTTAGTTGCCACGTGGAGTGACTCCACCATCGCCAAGGTTCGGCAGGTTCTGACGAATACGCTGGTGGAAAATGAATATCTGGACAGCATAAAGACGGACCACCTGAATCCGGTGCTGATCAGTCCGGTACTTGAAAACGCAATCAGAAACGATGGTATGACACAGGTGCTGCCTGCATTTAACTGCATATCTTAGGAGGAACGATGAAGGATAATATCGATGAACGTCTGGACAGAGTGCGGGATCTATTGAGGGATCCGGATTTTCTGGAAGGTAATGGCTTGTCCAATGAAGTAAACATCAGGATGTTCTGCTATGAAGCGAAGAATGAGATGCGCGTTCGTCACTTCGTGCAGCAGATTTTGACAGACCAGACACTGCCGTGCCGTCTGAAGGAAAATAACCTGTATGAAATATTCCTGCAGTGCTGTGAGGATAAGAGGATTCTTTCCCGCATGGCGGATCAGGAGAAAAAGCGCGGGAAAGATCAGCTTCAAAAGATGATCGAGAAATCTATCAATGTGCAGGCCTATGTAGACAAGATCTGCAGCACGCCGCCGGAAAAGGGAGATGTCCTGCTTCTGACAGGCGTGGGAGATGTGTTCCCGTTCATGCGTATTCATATGCTTCTGGAAGCCCTGCAGCCGAGAGTCGGCGGTGTTCCGATTCTCGTGATGTATCCAGGCACATTCGATGGAAGGCATGTGAAGCTGTTTGACCGATTAAAACCGAACCCTTATTACAGGGCGTTCAATGTGATATAGGAGGAGCCGCCAAATGAGAATTCAGGATATGTTTGTCGATGACATCAACCGAAAAATAAATGGTGTCATCAAGGTAGACCAGGAAGACACGACAACCGAGCAGGAATTAAACGAGTATGTCATTACGCGTGAATTGAAGCGGCACTTTATCACCTTCTTCAATTATTACGATGACGCTTTTGATACGCCGACGGCGGATATAGGCGTTTGGATTTCCGGCTTTTTTGGAAGTGGTAAATCTCACTTTCTGAAAATGCTTTCCTATATTCTGGAAAACCGAACCATTAATGGCATTCCTACGGTTGAGCGATTCCGCAAGAAGTTTGCGGATGATCCGGCCACCTTTATGCTGATTGACAAGGCGACTAAAGCACCGACGGAGACAATCCTTTTCAATATCGATATTGAAGGCTTCAGCAACAAGGACAATACGGCTGTGCTAAAGGTCTTCGCGAAAATGTTCTATAACCATCTTGGCTTCCTTGGAGAAGATCTGAAAGTGGCCAAGCTGGAGCAGTTCGTCGCAAAACAGGGAAAGACAGAAGAATTCCGCCGTGTGTTTGAAGAAAAGAACGGTGCTCCGTGGGTGGAGACAAGAGAATCCTTCGGTTTCTTCGAGGATGATGTGGTTGAAACGCTCGAGGAAGTGCTCGGCATGAGCGAGACCGCTGCCCGCAACTGGTTCAACGGAACGGAGACAGCGGAGATCAGCATTGCACAGCTCGTATCTGAGATTAAAGACTATGTGAACAGCAAACCGAAGAATTTTCGGCTCCTGTTCATGGTCGATGAAGTCGGTCAGTATGTAGGCACGGATACAAACCTGCTTCTGAATTTGCAGTCACTCGTAGAGAAGGTCGGCAGCGAGTGTGGCGGGAAGGTATGGATCGTCTGCACCGGACAGGAAGCCATCGATGAAATCATCAAGGTCCGTATGGATGAATTCTCCCGTATTCAGGCAAGATTCAAGACAAGGCTTTCCCTGTCCTCCTCTGCCGTGGATGAAGTCATCCAGAAGCGGCTCCTGACAAAGAAGCCGGAAGCGAAGACCGTCCTCCGGGATCTCTATGACCGCAATGATTATGTGCTGAAGAACCTCTTCAGCTTCACGGATTCTGTTCTGGACATCAAGGGCTACAGCGGTGCGGAGGAATTCGTTGTGAATTATCCGTTTGTGCCATATCAGTTCATTCTGATCCAGAAGATTTTCTCCGAAATCCGGAAGCACGGCGCAGCCGGAAAACACTACTCCGGTGCAGAGCGATCCATGCTTGACGGATTCCAGATTGTGGCGAAATCCATCGAGGATAAGGACGAACACGCCATCGCTCCTCTTTATCCGTTCTATGACAGCGTGCATTCCTTCCTCGATGGTTCGATCCGCCGTGTGATTGAGCGCTGCCAGAAGGCCGCGGACAATCATGATGGAATTGAGAATTATGACGTCAAGGTCCTCAAGCTTCTTTATCTGATTAGGTATATCGATGATGTGAAGACGAACCTGGATAACATCGTCATTCTGATGGCGGATGACATCCGGACAGATAAGATCGAGCTCAAGCAGACCGTACAGAAGTCGCTGGACCGCCTGAAGAGCCAGAACTATATCGACCGCCGCGGTGATACCTATATCTTCCTGACAGATGAAGAGCAGGATATTGCAAGAGACATCGCGAATACAACTGTCGATACCGCCAAGATCGTTGAACGTATCGGGAATATGATTTTCGGTGATATCTACACGCAGAAGAAATACCGCTATGGCAAGTATGATTTCCCGTTTGACGAGATGGTGGATTCCACTTCCATCGGAGCCGTGACCGGCGGCATGACGCTCCGCTTCCTGACAGTGGCAGCGGATGCAACGGATAAGCAGGAACTGCGTCTGATGACGGAGTCTAAGGGAGCCGCCATTGTTGTGCTCGCGGATACGCCATACTACGAATCTCTGGAAAACGCCATGAAAATACGCAAGTATGTGAAGCAGCGCAACGTGAATCAGCTGGCGAAATCTGTACAGGACATTATCCGCGATCAGCAGGATGAAGCCGGAAAATACGAGACAAGCGCCAAGGAAGAGCTGGAGAAGGCCATCGTCGGCGCGGAGTTCTATGTGGATGGTGAGCATATCGAAATCAATAGCGGGACGCCTGTTTCCAAGATAGATCAGGCACTCGAATATCTTGTGGCTCATGTCTACAGCGAGCTCGACCTCATCACGGAGAATGCGGAGACTGACGCGGATGTGATTGAAATCCTGCGCGGTACGAATCCGCAGATGGAGGGCACAGAGGATAACCGGGACGCCGCTGCAAAGGTCGAGGAATATCTCGAAATGCAGTCCAGGAAGAAACTTCCGACCTCGATGGATGACATTCAGACACGTTACCAGAAGATTCCGTATGGCTGGAAGGAAATTGATATCGCCGCAGTCGTGGCTCTCCTGATCTATCAGCAGAAGGTCACAATCAAATACGGCGGGGCACAGATTCGTCCGGATAATCCGAAGCTTCCGGATATGCTCCGCAAGAAAACGGAACGTGGTAAAGCAATGATCTCCATGAAGCAGTCTGCCTCTGCTCAGAAGATGAAGGCCGCAAAGGAAATCATGCGAGAGTACTTCGACATCATGGATGTGCCGGATGACCAGGATGCTCTTGTGAAGCTGATTCTGGAAAAGTTTACAGAACAGAAGACTCTTTATGAGGAACTGAACCAGAAATATGAAGGTCATAAATATCCGGATCACGACAAGGTAAGAGCAGCTATTAAGCTGATGGATGATGTTCTTTCCCAGCAGAAGGATGACATCGCTCTGATTGACCGGCTTGTGGCTGATGAGACGGATCTATTTGATAGCAAGGAAGACATGCAGCCGGTGGAGGCATTCTTCAAGAATCAGGTCACGGTATTTGATGCAGCTGTGAAGATGGAAGCTGAGCTGCGAAATGACCTGCCGTATATCCAGAAGGATGAAGAGACCAATACTGCGCTGAATCAGATCCGGAAGATCACAATGGTGAACGGCAGCAATCCGGCTGTTTATAAGCAGATCCCGGAGCTCAATGCACTGATGGATAAGGTTCGCGCCGGGCATAACAAGCTGCTCGAAGCAAAGCGGGCAGAACTTCTTGAAATCGTGCGCCAGTGCCTTGCTGAGATTCATCAGGCCGGAGGCGAAGGCGGTAAGTTCAAAAATGCCATAGAGAAAGCTGATAACTACTTCACACAGATGAAGAACCAGATTGCCACGACAAAGACGATTGTCCTGCTCGACGGCATGACCACGCAGATGTGGAACTACAAGGACGACACGGTTGCTGCAATCGAAGCAGGCAAGAGACCGCCGAAACCAGTAGAGTCGGACGACGATGGTGATAAACATCCGAAGAAGTATATCAAGAATTACTACCGGCAGGCAATCTTTAAGCAGGCGACGCTGAAAAGTCAGGATGATGTGGATGCTTACGTGGAGAGAATGCGCTCCTATCTGTCCGCGCTTCTGAAGGACTGCGACGGAATCAAACTGAACTAAAGAGAGGACTCTTTCATGGATAAGAATGCAATAAAGAAATACGCTGTCTGGGCAAGACACGCACTCATCGAGCGCGTGTCGCAGAAGGCGGATCAATATGAAATTGGAATGGATGCTGACCCGAATGCAGACTCTGCGCATGGCGTCCTTCTGACAGCGGATGAGAAAAAGCAGCGTGCAGCGTTAATCGCACAGGTAAAAGAAAAAGGGCAGGATCAGGTGATGGAGGAAGTCGCCTACACTTGGTTTAATCGCTTCTCTGCTCTGCGGTTTATGGAGGTCAATAATTACCTTCCGTCACGGATTCGTGTGTTCACAGATGAGAACGGGAAGTTCAAGCCGGAGATTCTGGCCGAGGCGATTCATCTGGATCTGGACGGTCTCGACATGGAGAAGGTCTATGCCCTGAAAGATGCCAATGACGACGACGCGCTGTTCAAGTATCTCATCATCACGCAGTGCAATGCGCTCTCAGGCGTTCTGCCGGGCATGTTCCAGAAGATTGCGGATTATACCGAGCTTCTGTTCCCGGATAACCTGCTCAGAGAGGGCAGCGTTATTGAACGCATGATCTCTGACATTCCTGAAAAAGACTGGAATGTAGAGAAAGGCGGACAGATCGAGATCATCGGCTGGCTTTACCAGTATTACATTTCTGAAAAGCACGATAAGGTTGTTGATCCACTCCATGGGAAGGTCGTGGCGAAAAATGAGATCTCTGCGGCTACGCAGCTGTTCACAACAGACTGGGTTGTTCGTTACATCATTGATAACTCTGTCGGAAGATACTGGATTGAGCGGAATCCGAACAGCAATCTGAAAAACGAGCTGGAATATTTTGTCGTGCCGAAAGACGGCGTTATTCCGACTGTCAATGAAAAGATAACTCCGGAGCAGCTTACCGTATTCGAAAACAAGACGCAAAATTTGATACAATTCAACGATTGCCCGCTCAGGGGTGTCGCTTGAGGTTTAGGGGTGTCGGTTTTGAGGCAGGAGCAAGGAAAAACGCCACACAGTATTGGAGGATGGCATGGCCAAGGACACTTATGTAAGAGACAAAAAGAAAATGAACTTCCAGAGCGTTGAGTCGATGCAGGGAGTTGTGAATGTCGTCAATGAAGCTGCGGCAGCATTAAATGACAAAAACCGCACAATCAGGGAAAGCGCAATTCCTGAGGTGTTGGCAGGAGCTTTAGGGGCGGGCATTGGAGGTGTAGGATCATTTGCTGCACTGTACGGACTTGGCGTGGTCGGATTATCTGCAGCTGGAATTACATCTGGCCTTGCTGCTGCCGGAGCGATTGTTGGTGGGGGAATGGTTGCTGGCGTTTTTGTCCTCGCTGCTCCGGTTGCAGGACTTGCTGCTGTCGGTGTTGGAGTTGCTTCCGCGCTTAAGAATAAGCAGCTGAGACAGGAAAAGGAGCGTCTGTACAAAGAGGCTCTCGCAAAACATGAAGCAATCATCAGGGAAATGAAAAAAGAAGCACATGCCGACAAAGAGAGGATGGATTACCTTCAAAGCCTGAATATTCTACTTCAACAGGCGATCAAAGACTTACAGCAAGATCTGGGAATTGTTGCATGAGTAAATACGATTATTCAGAGGTTGAGTGGCAGATTAACAATGTGCTTGCTCACCAGGCCAAAGAACTTAAAGAAATCGGTAAACTTGATACATCTAACTTGGATTCAAGGATATCTGAGAGCGAGGAGCTATTAAAAAGTCTTGGGTATGGCGATCAGCTTACTGCTCTAAAAACTTCCGGACTACAGGTGCCCGCCGAACAGCCGCATAAGGTTATGGTAGTTCCATCTTGGGAGAATCTGTGTAAAGAAGCCGAGGCGCATGTCGGCACAGGACATGATCTGGAGGAACTATTCACGCCAGAGGAGCTTTTGAGTAATGAGTGGGCAGTTCAGCAGCTGAATTACGAATACAATCAGCTGCATCATCTGGATAAATACGACATTGCCATATGTGTGGCAGCTGGTCTGCTCGGTGCTGCTGTAGACATACTTCTCGTTGGAATACCGCAGAAAACACCGGAAGGTCTCAAGGGCGGTACTCTTGCCAACTTTATCCGCGATCAATTTGATAAGAAGTTCCCGGAAGAAGAAATGGAGAAGCTTGCCAATTCCAAGGTCAGCAAAGTTCCTTATGATGCCCAGGATAACCGGAATACGAAGATATACGTCGATGGATTATCGGCTTACTATCACAGGCTGATGTCCTTGGGGCATGATCCTCTGATGGGATTAATCTTTGGAGTGTCGGATATTCTTACCGGGAGAATGACCACGATTGATAGGACGGGTAAGATCGTCTCGCAGGTCATTGAGAACTACGCTGATCGCAAGGAAAGCGACATATTCGCTGCTATTGCAAAGCAGATTATTCATTACAAGTCTGACATAACCACATCAATGGGATTACCGGCACCAATGATGGCATTGTTCAATTTGATGCAGTTCGGATCAATTGGCGAGGAGGAGCAGACCATCGCAGAGATTGTGCAGGGAATGTACTATGAAGGATATGACTTCATTCATTTCTGTACGCTCTCAATTCCAGTGATGATTGTCGAGGTCGTGACGCGGATTGGGTACTCGATTAAACGGATCAAGGAGGGACATAGCGTAAAAGAATCTATTCCGTTTTCTACAAATAGAGACAAGAATCCAAAACTGGCGACGATGTTGTTTATTGGGCATTCAGCCGCTACCGCTGTAAATGCAGGAAAAGTTTTCTTCACCAAGAATCCTATGGCCATCAATTATCCTCAGTGGATCGCCTTTGCAAAATACTCGTATCAGCAATTAAAATGGGTGCTTTTGGAGAAACCAAATGCACGCGACGCTTATGTGCGTGGGATTATCGATGAAGAGCTTAATGAAGTCTTTAAATCTGCGGATGAAACATTTGATGATGTATCTGCTGGCTATATAGTCGTCTTTGAGTAGGTGAAAAATGAGTTCAGATATTAGAGCAATTGAGACAGAGTACAACGGTTACCGTTTCAGAAGTCGCCTTGAGGCAAGATATAATGGTCCCCTTTGTCAAGACAAATTTTGGAACAATTATCATGTGCCATTATTTACCATATATGTATCATATTTTCTTTTATGCAGCGGTCTCAAAACTCTCTCCAAAAACCTCTGCGGGTG